TGATCTGGAAAGTCCGCCGCTCCTTGAGCCCCATGATGAACGTCCCATACCGCTTCTAGAGCGATATCCTTCATTCACCTTGACCCAAGTAGGTCGATCTCCCCTGAGCTCATTAGGGTCGTGATTTAACACTTTCTTTACTTCAGAAGTTTGTGGCATCTCGATTTCCTTAAGAGCCATCTGTGCTCTGCCCTCTCCGATTCTTGCTTTTGTATGAGCAAACTTCGTTGAGAACTCTGGCTTCTTAATGGTATCAGTCAGATCACTAAACTCCAGAACAAAAGCTAGATATGCCAATCCCAATGCGTCAACGAAGTGTTCGTTTTCGCTTGTGAAGACTGGACCACTTGCGCCCTGACGAACTACTTCGTAATCGACTAACTGCTTATGCAGTGTCTCGTCAAATGGAGAAAGAATCATTCTCTCCCGTTCGAATGCAATTTGGAGTTGGTTAACCATGAACGGCTTTAAAGGCTTGCGGTCAATCTCTTTCGTAACAGGGTTCATAACCTCTACAACGTTTTTGAATTGCCAGCCTTTGACTTTGTTTTTAAGTCCCGTGCTTGGTCGTTTTTCTCCAATGAGTTGAAGTCTCTCGATCTGATATTCACCCGATCCACGATCACAATAAATCCAAGACGGATTGTATTGGTCGTTTAGCTCAACAATCATGTTGACAGCCGCGTCATAGGAATACTCAGCCCTTGGTACTTCTATTCTTTTTATTACTTTGAACTTCTGTCTTATTACATCGAAGTCCAGAATTAAAATGGATGAGGAAGCCCCGTATTTGTCCCAGTCAACACCCATCGTACGGAACGGATTCATTGGTGCACGTTGACCTTTATCGTAGACATATAGGTTCGGGCGAACGCCCAGCTTCTCAACTTTATCTAATTGTATTGGGGAAAGTTTTTCATAGTGGTAGAATTCTTGATTGCATGCTGCATCAAGTTTATCTTTATCAAATACACCCGTGTCTTGTGTACCGAAGTCTGCGAGAATTTCATGGACATAACCTTGATCCGATAGCTGTGCTCGGAACTCAGCTTCCATTCGTTCATCCCAGTTTGGGTTGTGGGTAGATGGATGATAGTGTTCTGTGTATCCCATGCTCTTATTCATGCATGCTTCGTAGAATTTAGAACGCTTACCAGTCGGTGTAGAACTCATGAAAATCCCAATGTCTCCACGTTCGGCAGCGATTGTTGTAACAGTATCAAAGTCGGAGTCAGCCATGTAGTCAACCTCATCCATGTAGATGTAGTCGGCTTTTTGTCCCCGGATAGACGCACCACCAGAACCTGATGAAGCACCGGTTGTAAATCCAAGAATAGCAGAACCGTTCTTCCAAACAATCTGGAACGGGTTCGATGTATTCTTAGCAACTTCTGCTTTTAATACTGGAGAGGAATCAATCAACTCTCTTAGACGCATGAAGATTAAGCGAACTTGGTTTTCATATGGTGTTACAAACAAGACCCTGTATTTCGGATTAGTGAAGGTGCGGTGCAAGGAGTCGATACACATCGTCTCCGTTTTCAACACCCCTTGCCTCTGCTCAAGGGATGGTGGACTATATCTTTTTCGATATTAATAATTCGATATGTCTAGAAGTCCATTAGACGGTCTGAACTCTACTTCGAGATCAGCAAGACGTTCAACGACTGTGGACATCTCTGCTCGAACCAGTTCCTGGACTTCTTCAAAAAATAGATTAGCTGCGTCTGTAGCTGCTTGAAGATTTTCTGTTCCGTCAAACTTCACACGAACTTTGAAGCCTGTCTTAATCTTCTTATTGAAGCTAACAGGGAAACCACCATCATACACTTTTTCGAATCTCACAACTGGCTCGCCAACTCTTTCGATGGCGGCGTTCTCTCTGATTGTGAAGTTCGTTGTTTCAAGCTCAATGGTGATGACCTTGTTTTTGATTTGGTTGTTATACCTTAGCTGCATAACCTATCACCTCTTTTCTTATAGAGTCAATTCTTTTGGATACCCATCTGAGAATCCAGAAGCTTTGCTTACGACCGCTTGTGTTGCTGCTTCGATTCGCGTAACAACCTCTGTCTCAAACAGTAAGCATTTAGATTCTGCGATCTTTGTGTCGGTGTCTAGGATCAATCCGATTTCACTTGAAGTGATTTGGCCAAGACCAATTCGAAACTCCGATGTGAATTTATCATCGACCGTCACCTTTTGGCTGTTAAGTATGAATGAAATAAATTCTGTGTCAGGGTCTTCTGATAACACAACTTTTCCATCCACGACTTTTAACTTACCCTTAAAGGCTCCTCCTAGATCAATCTCAGGAAAACCGAACTCGGAGAATAACTTTGATTCTTGTTCAGCTGTCATTGTTTCGTTCCCAAATGAAACGAAGCTAATAACCGTACTGAATACTCCACTTTCGATTTGTCTTTCGATTTTAAAATTCATGGCCAACACCTCTTGTGGTTTAATATCGAAATGCTCGCACTTGTAGTCTCTGAACCTTATTTCGGAGAATATGATTCCTCGAAATCTTGGCTGCTGATTACCCGCATAGCCAGGTTGTTTTTACGCATTCACGCCTGCCATTACTGACTACGTTGTAGCCTACCTGGATTCGCGGGACTCCCAGCAATTCACGAGCAAAGGGCAAAACATTTACCCGTACGTCGGCCGCACCTTGCCACCTTCTTCAGCGATTTGTCACGCAGCATCTCTACTTGATACCAGCGTGCCGTCCAAGGAACAATCTTCTTTTGGACGGGGTCGAAAGTCTTAACAAAAACCTTCGCCCACAATACAGGATCTTGTACTATTTCTTGGAACTTCTTACGCTCCACTGGAGACATTTTGTTTAGCTCTAAAGCCATAGTACATTCACCTCTTTATTGAATTACATATACGGAGTTTGTTGTCCGTATAGTTGTGAGTTAGATTGTTGACCTCTAGATGCAGACATGTTGTTAACGAGCCATGCGCCCCCAACAACTACCGCACCCTTTTGAGGAATCTTATGTGCCAATGCCTTATCCATGATATTTGCAGAGGACATGTAATCTTGCTGTTGCGATTTAAGCAGGGAGATCGCTTCAGCATTTTTTCCGCCTTCTACTAAGTTCTTAAATTGCTCCGACACTTCGTCATTCAATCTTGTTTGCTTAGCAAACGTGTTGATTGTATCGGAACTCAATTTGTTTCCTGAGTTTAGTGCGGATGAAATATCCTTCATCATCGTGCCGTATCGACGCTGCATGTAACGGTCTACTACTCCACCGGTTGAAGCAGAAGAGTCTTGACCATCACCAGTAGGAGATCTTCTCTCGCCATTAGCTTCACTTTGTCTTCTGGCTTTATCAGCGGCTCTGTTGATTTTGGATTCTGATGCACCTTCTCCAGCGATAGCTTCACCGCGTCTTCTGTACAAAGTATCTACAGCTGCATCGTAATCCTTTGGAACAAACCCTCCGGCGTCTTGCTCAACTCGATCTAACGTACGATCAATAGCTTTGTCACTGAATCCTTCATTACGAAGATATCCTTTTGTAGACTGCTTATTGTCGTACTCCATCTTTCTAATCCGGTCCTCAGCATATCGAGCAGAGTCTGATGCCTGAGCTCTTTGGCTCAGCTCGCTCATCACTTCTTTTTGCTGGGCCTTTGTTCTGGACAGAAGATCGTCAAAGTTGTTGTGATGAGTAGCGCTTCCACCTAGCCATCCTTTTGCACCAGTAGCACTTGTAACATAGGAATGGATATTCGTAGCACTATCTCCGATATCGTTCTTAACCATTTGGCCAAACGTACCGTTCTTTGAACCAACGAAATTGAGCTGCCAGTCATCCATGCTATTAACAATTTTCTGGGCTTGGGAATTGATAATGTCGTCATCTGCATCTTTGAAGTTTCGTCTCAATCCACTCTGGACATTCTGAACTGCGTTTCTAAGAGTGGTCACATGACCTCTGAAGTCATCATCCAATTCAGCAACAGTTGGAGTAGCGGGAGCTGGTCTATTTAGATTAGCTCTCCTCTGGTCTATATTTTGCCAGTAGGTGTGTGCCTGCGTTCCAGGTCTAGCAGTATTTCGAGTTCGGGCGATCTGTCTTTTGACATCCTGATTCAGATCTTTAAATGCAGTCTCACCTGTGTTCAGTTTCTTAAACACT